TCTTACTTTTCTCTTCTGCGTAGTTAAAATCGGAAAACGCCTTACCCCATTGGGAAAGCTGACCTGTCATGTCTTGGAGGTCGCGGCCCACAGATATGCCATGTTTGATCGCGTTAAACGCGCTCGTGGCAATTCCTGCCGCTGTAATGGGATCAATCATAAAAAGCTACTCCCGTAAGACAGGAATAACTTATCACAAAATTACATAACTTATAAGAAAGTTATCAGAAAACGCCTTGAAACCGCTGCGGTCGGGCAATCGGGCTAAAACCTTTTACCACGCCACCTCGCGCCATACGCGTCGCCTTGTCTTCGCCAGCTTTGGACAGAGCAATCGCCACCGCTTGGTTCTGCGGATAGCCTTCATCTTTTAACTTAGAGATGTTGCTACTTATCGTTTTCTGGCTTTTACCCTTTTTCAAAGGCATATTAGCAACCCATGTGCATGGTGCCTTTAATTGCAGCACCCGTACCACGCGTTTTCATCTTGCGCATCTTGTCGCCAGCCATCGGAGCAGGCTTTTGCTTGCCAACCATCTCTGGCTTTGGAGCATCCTTCGGCGCAGAGCCGTTCACTTTTACTTTACGATTTTTCATGTGGGCCTCCTAAAGGGGTTTGTATAACTTGTCGCCATCAGTGTTTCGGAAGGCATAGGCTGACTTCCAAACATTGTCGCAACACTAGCTTGAGATGGCGGCATATAACTAGGTGTCAAATCTCCAATCATGCCAACCGAGTAAGATTCCCGACTACCCGAAGGTACACCATCGCGAGCCGCTGCCACAATCTGTTTAAGGGGGCTACCTGTAGTCTCTGTCCCTTGAGTACCTGTAAAGTTATTTACATCAGGTCCGAGAGACATGGGTTGTGTGTTAGGATCAGGCGTAAATGGTGTCAAAGTGCGACTACCAGTCGTAAGTGACGTCAAACTTTCTCCCTCTGGAGCGCCCAAAATAGTTTCTAAGGCACTTTGATCTGGCGGATTGTAGTAATCTGCCAAACTAGACTGCGCCACCATCTGTTGACGTGCCGTGTCAACCTCGTCCTGATTAATTCCAAACAAGCTTGTATCGGTGTTATCATTAATTTGACGTAACAAAACACCCTGATTATCGGTCATATACAGGCTTGTTCCGTAACCGTTTGTCGCCGGATCAAAAGAAATAACTTGCGCAATATTTTGCGTAATCGGATTTACGCTCAAACCGTTCTTGGCATAATCCATCTGAATTTTTGCCAGCTCTTTTTCCGTGCGACTTTGATTGTTGTACATTTCGCGCGTAGCAGCGCCCGCAGCCTGCTTAATTGCCTGCGCATCGCCCGCGCTACCCGCCGACATAATCTTATTAAAGTCGCGCGTATCCGTGTTGCTACCAACAGAACCATACAGAATTTCCGTCGCCGCCTTAGAATATTGCTGCCAGTTAGAATCCGGATCAGCATAAAGCTCCTCAACAGACCTACCTGCCAGATGCTCCATCATCTCGCGCATATTCGGCTTGCGCCCCTCAGTGTACCCGTAGTCAGGGTCAACCCAAGAAGGCACCTCACCCCCGCTCGAAAAGTTCATCGGACGCTGAAACGGACTGTTCAACGAACGATCCTGCGCCATAATTTGCTGCGTGTTTACCGGGCCGCCAAACATGGTCGGCACGTTGTACTGCTCTGTCGGTGGACGATAGAACGAGGACAAACCACCAACAACATAATTAGAGGGGTTTGTCCCATAAATCTGATTCTTTGCATTCGGGTCCGTTTCCGGCGCTTCTGGCACCAAAGAAGCAATCCCGCCGTCCGTGGCAGGTGCCGTCATATCAACATTCGTCATCGACGTCATGCTAGACGGAGTATAATTAACCCCCGTCGCGCCAGAATATTGGTCAACCAAGCTCTGAGCCGCGTCAATCGCCGCCTGATTATTCGGCGCATATTTCTGTACAAACGCCAAACGGTTCTGAGCAATCTCCGGATTAGCTTCCATCAAGGCGTTGTCATAAGAAATCTGACTTGTGTTAAACTGTTTGTGCGCCGCTTTATACTGAGGATCGCTTACAACACCGCCAGCCCATGTATTCAGGTGCCAATCAGCAAAGTCATCGCCCGATGTCATATTGTCAAAAGCGCCTAAACTATCCGCAGCCTCATACAAAGCCTTTTGCGTCATGCGTTTAGAACCGTCCGCAAACTCCAGCAAAACCATGTCGTTACCCAACGACTCGTTCTTGCCACCGGTCACGTCGGTCATTTTTACCGCGCCGCCTTCTTCAAAGCGTTGAGGATACGCGTAGTTTAAGCTCTTTCCCATCATTGTTGCGGCCCCCCACGATTACGCTGCTTCAGCAACTCGCGCTCCATAGCCGACTGGATACGAGCCTGCGTCTGACGCTCCTGAGAAGACAACCGCTGCTGGAATTGATCCGCCCGCATCTGCTGGTTCTGCGCGTCCAACTGCAACTTCGCCTGATCGATCTGATCGTCCGCCTGCGCCTCTTGTGCGCGTTGCTGTAATTCCGCTTCCTTGAGCTGTACCAAAGGATCGGGGGCCCCGGCTCCTGACAACTCGGCAGACATCTGCTTGACCTGCTGCAAGCCCTCCGCAACAAACTGAGCCGTAAGCTGCTCCAATTGTAACATTTGTTCGTCCGCAGCCATCGGACCGCCCTGTTGCTGCATCATCTGCATCATTTGCTGTTGAGCCTGCTCCTTCGCCGCAATCTGCACATGCTCCATAACGTGCTTCTGCAAATTAATCGCCAAAGGCGGCATCTGTGCAACCATCGGGGTCGAACCAAAGACCAAGTGTGCCGTAATGTGCGCCTGATGGTTCTGACCCTCAAACGCCGTCAACGGCAACTGATCCAACGCATTGATGTTTTCCTGCGCCGGATCAAGAGGCTCCGGTATCTCCGCAGGCGTCGCCTTCATCAAACGATCAATATCGCTCACACCCAAAGCCTCATACATGTCACGGAATACCTCGTGCATGTTGTGTATCTCAGGGGCTTGGGCCGCGAGCTGTAATTTGGTCTGCGCGAGCATAATACGCTGCGACTGACTAAACACATTTGGATTGCTGACCGGTATTACATCCACACGATCATCAAAATCCTGCGCCATAATCGTCTGATCGCCACCCGCAATCGAATACGGATACTCCTGCGGCAAACTCTCCGACATCACACGAGCAAGTATCTTAAACTCCTGACGCATCGCATAGTGCAATCGCTTATGCACTGCGCTCATGACCCGCGAGCCTTGCTCCATCATAGCCATAGTCGTGCCAACAGGGGCCTGTTGATTGCCGTCACCAACCTTCAAATCAGTGATCGTCGCAAACCGCTGACCAGCCTGAACCACAAAACCCAACAAATTAAACAATGTCTGGTCAGGACCCTTAAATGGCAGCGGCATTAGGCTGTCACGAATAGCCCCTCCGGGTGCGTCCACGTCTCTGAACTCACCGGGCTGCAACGGGTCATCGTCATCCCTGATCCGTAGTCCACGGGCCTTGAAACCCGCTGGGAGATTGGACAACGTACCAGCATCGATCAACTGTCGCAGTGCCGCCGTGGCAGTTCGTGACAAACCGCCAATGGTATGGATAAGACCCAAGCCGTAAAAGCCAAAACCGGGCAAGAATTTAAAGTGCGTAAAGTACGCAATCTTCTTCTTTAACTCGTCCTCTTCGCGGTAATTCCGACGAATAGACAAAATCTGACCATTATCCAGCGACATTGTGACAATGTAAGGGACCCGAATACCTGTTGGTTCACCCTCATCGTCAAGCTCTTCATAACCCTCAAGGTCCAAATCAACGTGGCACTCAAGAATTGTACAGTCATAATCAATCTGAGAAGGCTCAATACCGTCAATCCGGTCAATTGCATCCTCAACTTCATTCAATTCCCGCTGCGCAGGAATAACTTCAACGTCCAAATAAACGCCCGCCAACTGACGCTTGCGCAAATCATTCAACGGCATACGCACAACTTGCGTAATATTAGGACATGTTTCGAGGTCCGCGGTTTCATATGGAACAACCAAGTTCTCCGCAGGGACAAACTTGGATACCGCACGACCTAACGTATCGTCATAATAAGTCTTCTTAAACGTCGAACCAGCAAGCGGCAGATAGAACAACATCTGGTCCATATCTGGCGTGTATTCCTCCATCACATTCGTGATGTAGTAGTTCATAAACGTTCTTACGCGCTGCGACTGAGCAACCTTAGACGGAGACTCCTCGCCCATAACAACTGTACGGACAGGACCCGCAGGAGGTAACAATTCATTAAACGCCTGCGCCTGAAACTGCGTCGCAGCTTCCGCCAATAACGGATGAGTCACACCAGAGGCTCCACGGAATGGTTGCGTCCGCTCCTCATAGTTAAAGCCCAAAAGCTCCAAACCATCCTTATAAGCGTCTTCCCAATCCTGACGGCTTGCCTTGTTAGCGTCGTACTCGTCCAACAGCTCACCAGCAATCCTTGCCAGCTCACGGTCCGGCATCTCCTCCGCCAAGTTAGCATAAAAATCGTCATTCACGCCGCGCTGATCCTGCGGCTCAAAGTCAATCTCTACCCCACCGTCCTCGGTCGGGTTAATTCCAATCTCAGCGACGTTCTCAGCCTGAATCATCGCCATAACGTCATTCTGTGCCTGCGGCAGCTCAATCTCCAGCTCCGCCCGCAACTCATCTTCGTTGAGCTGAGTAGGAACCGCAGTCTCCATCAAACTGCTCTGGTATCCATTACGTGGTTCAGCCATCCGCCGCCTTTCCAAAACTAATAATACATCCGCACTCTAGCAGAGTTTTGCTCATCTTCCCAGTCATCTGTTGGTAACTGCACAAAATTTCCTTGCCTATATCGCATAAGTGCCTGCGTCATGCTGTCAACTAAGTCGTCATGCTCACCATTCGGAAATGCAGCAACCTCCTCAACCAACTCATCCGCCCAAGTCTCGTCAGGGACCCAAACCATCCCTGCCTCAAACAAGGGCGATACACTGTGAACCCGCGTCACCTTGTCATTGCCTCGACTCGGCGTAAAATTCACAACAGGTATACCCATGTTCCGCAATTCATGCGTCAAAGGCATACCACTCGCCTTCGCTTCAACTATAACAGTATCCGGTTCCCAAAAATTGTAAAGGTCCAAGGCGCACTGCTTCAATTCCGGGAAATCCCATCTTCCCTTCTTACTGTCCAAAAGTATCAAATTAGGACCCGAACCACCTTCATTCGGATAGAATACCCCCCACGTTGTGATAGCCGAGTAGTCGCTCGTCTCCCGCTTGCTAAACGCCGTATCGTAACTCTGGATAACATACTCCAACTGAGGGACCGTATCCCGCTCCCAAGTCCGCCACCACTCACGCTTAATAATCGCGTTCTCCTCACCAGTAGGATTTTGCTGATACTGCGCGTTCCACTTACTCGGAGGAATTGATGCGCGGACCGCGGTCAAATCTTCAAGACTCCAAAACTCAGGCCAACACGGAGTCCCATCATCAAAAATTGCCGGTAACTCAACAACCTCCCACTGATCCGCCAACGGGTCCTTCGCCATCGCCCGCAATAACTGACCCGTCATGTCCTTCTCAG